AGCCAAAAGCCATTACTTATTTACAATCTGATATAGCTAAAGATGATCCAAAAGGTGCTTTGCAAATGTTGAGAATGGTTCACTATGATTTTACACCTGAAGAAGAAGATATGGTTGAGAATATAGAAATATATCCTTTTGATAAAGACAACAATACGAAAAAAGAATTTCTAATTAACAAGAAGGCCCAAGAGAAAGACCTCAGTGGTCTGGTCCTCAAAAATATTGACTTTGGTACTATGGATCTTTCAAACGCTAATATGGAAGGCGCTATATTAAGAAGATGTAATTTAAGTAACACTACAGGCTTAGACTCTGCCAACATGACGAACAGCTCTTGTGACCCTGATACCAAATGGCCTGAAGGTTTCGATCCGGCAAAAGCAGGTGTTGGAATGTTATCGCTCAGTTTGGTCAAAGGTTTTTGCAAAGATATAACATATTCAAAGGATCCTAAGTACAAACAAATTTCCAAAAATTATCAGGATTCCAAAGCAGGAGCCAGAAGTTTTAGCGAACAGGATAAACTCTGGGCGGCTTATCTTAAAAATGTGAGCACTGAGGAGCTTATGATTTTGATGTGTAGGACCGGTCGGGGAGCGTATTACCCAGTTTACGTTGAACTTCTTCGAAGAGGATATCTAGAAGAAGAAATAGATTGTGCTAGGTTCGATAAGTGCTAATGTAACTTTTTTGTGAAATTTTTAAAGTTTACTTGACAAGTTTCCGTTAATATGTTATAATATATTATAGGAGTTATTATGATATTAGGTTTAGATATTAGCACTAGTGTAATAGGTTATTCTATTATAGATAAAGATAATAATCTAGTTGTTAATCATTTTGTCAAGTTAAAAACATTAGCATTAGAAGAAAGAGCTGAAATATTTTATGAGTTTTTATGCGTTCTCAAAAGTAAACATAATATAGAACATGTCTTTATTGAAGAACCTTTCTCTATGTTTGGAGGTGGTAAAACTACTGCTATGACGATGGCTAAACTTCAGAGATTTAATGGTATGTGTTCATTTGCTGTTAGAAGAGTATTTGGTAAATCTCCAACTCTCATCTCAGCAAACAAAGCCAGAGGTCTTGTGGGACTCAAAATTAAGAGAGGAGAAGACACAAAGAAGAAAGTTATTGAATGGTGTCAGAAGAAATATCCCCGAGATTTTATCATTGTCTTAACCAGTTATGGGAATCCAAAACCCGGAACAGATGATATGGCTGATTCCATTGTGATTGGATTAGCAGGAAAGGAAATCTTGGAAGAAAATAAAAAAAATACTTGACAACTTCCCAACTTCGTGATACATTTAAAACACGGAGGAAATATGGAAGAGAAATTAAGAATTGTCCGAGACATTCTCGGAGATTATCGTCAATCATCAAATGAATTTTTGTTTCATTGTCCCTATTGTCATCATCACAAAAAGAAGATGTCGGTGAACTTTGGGATAAATAGCTGGAAATGTTGGGTTTGTGACACAAGAGGCAAGAACATCTATCGTCTTGTTCGCAAGTTTGGAACCTACCAGCAGAAGCAAAAGTGGCTCGAGCTTGATGGTCGTTTGGATCTATCAGAGTTTGACAAAATGTTCATGGAGATGAACGACGAAGAGATTGAACAGATCACAGAATTACCACAGAGTTTTGTATCTCTTTGCAATAAGCATCTACCCAAAACGTCACAAGAGCCTTTGGACTATTTGAGACAACGAGGAATCACAAAGAAAGAGATTTTGATGTGGAAGATGGGTTACTGCACAGAGGGTCGCTATGGAGGTCGTATCATTGTTCCAAGCTTTAATAATGACGGAGACCTTAACTATTTTATAGCCCGATCTTATGTCGGCCACAGAATGAAGTATCTGAACCCACCTGTCTCGAAGAACGTTGTGTTTAACGAACTTTATATTGACTGGGACGAACCTGTTGTGATTGTTGAAGGGGTATTCGATGCTATTACTGTCGGACAGAATGGCATACCTATTCTCGGCTCATCATTGCGAGAAGAAAGCAAATTATTTCAAGCATTAGTTCTCAACGATACTCCTGTCTATCTTGCCTTAGATGAAGATGCTGAGAAGAAACAGAACTATCTTATACGACTATTTCATCGTTATGATATTGATCTCAAAGTAATCGACACATCAAACGTCGAAGATGTAGGTTCGATGACCAAAGGACAATTCTTGTCTAGAAAGTCACAAGCCACCGAACCTGATCTGGATGAGATCAACTTCTTCAATCAACTAGCCAAGATATAATGTTCAATATTCTGTACTAATGTATAGACTAATGATAAAAATAATGAACATTATCATGACCATAGGAGCTAGCCACTCTTCATCAGTTCCATCAACTGTAAAAAGAGAAACTAGCCCGTCAATAAGCTCCAAGGCAAATAAGCCCATAAGAACTATAAAAATTCCTAAAATAAACTCCACATTTTGACCCTCCGAAATAAATAGAAAAAAATACTTGACAAAGTCGGAGGACATGTTATATTATATACACCGAGGAGGAAACATGAACTATTGGACTAATAAGTTTAAACAGTTAAATAATAAATATTGGAAAGGCAAATTGTCTTCCATAAAAGTAATCGTTCGTGATTTGACGAACGAACAAGCTGAAGGACTCTATCATTATCCACACGAAGAGTCCAAAGCTTTTATCGAGTTAGAAAGAAACTTACCACATTACCACAAAAAAAATATTCTTCTTCATGAGATGTGCCACCATGCCGTTGAGGAACTATACGAAGAGAGACCTTATCATGATCACGGGACACTATGGAAAGAACAAATGAAGAAAGTCGGCTTTAGAGGCAAAATACATAAATCTAGAGGCCGCTACAAAACACGTAATTACTAAGAAAAGGAGGGAACATGATTAGAATTGCACATATCTCAGATAGCACATTTCACTAATAGACACTACTTACAATAAAAGGAGAAAAGCTATGCTTATTTATTGTATTTTGTTTCCAAATGGAAAACGCTATGTTGGAAAAACCGAATATTCTTTAGATAAAAGAAAAAGAGAGCACAAGTATCACTCAAAATATAAGACAACAAGATTATATAATGCTATAAGAAAATATGGCTGGGATAGTTTGGATTGGATTATATTGGAAGAATGTTGTGATAAAACAAAGTTATCTGAAAGAGAGATCGTATGGATTGATAAGTTTTCTTGTCTCAATAAGAATAAAGGCTATAACTTACGAGAAGGTGGAGACGGCGGAAAGCATTCTACTGAAACAAAAGAAAAAATAAGTAAAGCAAACTCCGGAGAGAATAATGGAATGTATGGAAAAAAATCTTGGAATTCTGGTAAAAAACTTTCTACCTCCCACAGAAAAGCATTATCTGAAAGTCATAAAGGACAGAAAGCATGGAATAAAGGGATGAAGGGGAAATATTCATTAGGCCCCAAAACCAATGAAGCAAAAGAAAAAATAAGTAAAGCAAACTCTGGTGAAAACAATGGTCAAGCAAAGTTAAATTGGGAGATTGTCGACAGAATCAGAGAAGAATATAAAAATGGAAATATAACCCAAAAACAATTGGCCGAGAAATACAATTTAACAAAATATATGGTTTGGTCAGTAGTCAATAATAAACGTTGGAGGAAACATGACTAATAAAAAAGGAATACGCATCTGTCACGTGAGCGATACACATATCAGAAACCTAAAATACCACTACGAATACAAATTAGCTTTTGATGATCTGTATAAGAAACTCATTAGAATGAAACCAGACTGTATCGTCCATACCGGCGATATTGCTCACACAAAGACACAATTATCACCAGAATTCTTTCAGATGTGCACCAGCTTTCTCAAGAATCTCGGCGATATTGCTCCTACTTATATTATACTTGGTAATCATGACGGTAATCTTAAGAATGACAATCGTGAAGACGCCATTAGTCCTGTTGTAGAAGCCTTGGCGCATCCGTCGATTCATCTATTAAAAGATTCAGGTGAAACCAAGATAGGTAGAGGAGTTGTTTTCAATGTACTTTCGGTCTTTGATCGCGAAAACTGGAGCAAGCCTAGTGATTCCTCTAATATTAATATTGCTTTATATCACGGATCAATA